ATTACTTTCAGTTGTACGATAAGCATCTTTATACATTTCAAGTACTTCAGCAATTGAATCGATTGCAATTACATCATAACCTTCATCAAAAACATACTCTAATGTTTCAGCAACATTTTCAGAGTAATTTTTTAAAAATAAAGTTTTAACACAACTAAATTCAGGTAATCGTTTACAATATTTGTAATGAGCAATTTCATCCATTTCTCCACTTACAAATAAAACTCTTAAACCTTGTTTAGTTAATCTAGATAATACATCTAATACAATAGTTGATTTACCTGAACCGGGGCCTCCTGCTAACATCATATTAGTACCAGGCATTAAACCTCCTTCAGTTGAAAATATAACATCAAGCTCTGTACCGGTAGCCATTGGTTTAAATAATTCATCACTAAATGATAATTCACTACCTCTAAAAAGTTTAATTTTAGTAGAATCAAACTCTACTACTAATTTTTGTTTTGAGGGACGACCTCTTTTTACAACATTTAAATTTTTCATAACCTCTATTTATTTATTTATTAATAATCTTACCTTGTAAATATACGAACCCCATCTCAGGAATCCAAATTTTATTGCATAAGCTTTTAATAGACTTTTAAGAATATATAGTGCAAACCTTTCTTAACCATTCTCCATACATCTATCCGTATATACGATCCGCAGTTAAAATAATGATAAAACGAGGGAACAAATGATGTGCCTCCATATAGAAAGCACATCAAATAATTTGTTAAGCTAAATGTTATTCCCTTTATACAGTAACGTATTCAAGGGCTAAATCATATAATCTTTCGTTGATAACTAAGTCTTGTTTAAAGTTCTTGATCTTACGGGCTTTACGAGACTTAACACCGTACTTATAATTGAACATACCGTGGATCAGTTTTTCCTGAACTACGTTATATACACTCCATAAATCATTTCCACGGTCTTGAGAACGTGTTGGAGTAAGTAATTCTTGGAAATCAATCTGGATATTATCTAAATCTCCGAGGCGAACTTCTAAGGCTTTCTTTGCAAAATCAATTGCTTGTTCTTGGCTCAGCTCTACTGTACGGAACTTATTAAGTGACTCGATTGTTAATGGTAATTTTTCAACCATTGATTTAATAGTTTCTTGTAATTCCTCAAATGAATAACCATAATGACGAATTTTCATATTTTCAAATTCTTTACTTGAAACAACTAATCCATTTTCACAAACCATTCGGAATAAACCTGCGGTGAAAGTAAATGCATTCTTACCATCGTGGGAATTTGTTAATAAAATTTGAGGAAAAACATTATCTCCATCCTCGGCGGTAATCTGGATATCATTGTTGCGGAAAACAACTAAGTGTTTTTGATAACCAATTGTGTCGCTTTTACGAGCACGTACTTGTTTTGCATCAACTACTCCCCAACCTAATAATTCCATATCATCTATGATTTTTTCGGTTGAAATGTGTGAATACTTATCACTAGTGGTTGGTGAACCTTGTTTAGTGAAAATTGAACTTGCTAATTGACGAACTTCGCCTTTTGTTTTGAACTCTTGATTGTTTAAATCTAACATAACCTTAATTTTTAGTGTTTAATTAATTATTTATTTATCTTATGTCGTTAATATACGAACCCCATTCCGGGGAACCTAATTATTTTGCACTCACTTTCAACTTACTTTCAACTAAACTTAAAGAAGCAACTTTAACAATATATCGTCGGGTTTGATTTTGAATAGCACAAGTTTGATCGCCTTCTTTATACCAAACTAATGTCCATTCTCCCGAATATAGAATACAATTTACTTTATCTCCTTCTTTAAACATATTTTATTTATTAGTTTCTGTTACTAAATTAGCTAACTTATAACTTGGTCCACCATCCGAAACTAACCAAATATTATCTTTAGTAAAGCAATATATAAATTCTTCGGATGATTGATATACACAATTAAATAAATTAGGAACATCTTGATTTGTTTGTTGATCAAACGATTCACCTCTATCACGGTGGTATGCAACTACAACATCCTCTTGAGGTAGATTAAAACTATGTTCACCTGTTGGATTTACATTTTTTTCTAGATATGAAATACTTCCTAATGCTATTAGTTGTTCTACTTTTGAGCGATTAGTGTAGTGTTTCTGTAATATCTCTCCTACACCATCTATTTCACCATCAAAATGACAATAAATTGAGGTAGTTGTTCCGTCTTGGTTTTCAATTCCTATTCTTGATTGTGTGCTCATAACTTTTATTTTTTATATTAATTAATAATTAAAAACAAATTTTACTACTTCCTCGGGATTGGTAGAGCTAAAAATTCCGTCTTCACTCTCATCATCTTCACCATAAACAAAATAATAAGGAGTTTTTTCATTATCTTCCTGAGTTGAACAGGTTATTAATAAAGAGTTAAATTCAACACTTTCTCCTGTAAACCCAAAATCCCCTAAATTTTTAACTTTTTCTATTAATTCTTCTTTTTCCATAACTTTTATTTTTTACTTATTATACCAATGTTTAATTTATCAATACATTCTAAACCGAATTCATTTCTAACATTATAATATCTAGGCCAAGTTGACATAATTCTATCAAGTGTTTCTTTGTCTTGAATAGTTTCAATTCTCGGTGATGTGTATTGTTTATATTCGTTTGTTGATTTTAGAAAACGTGCACTTCTATGCACTATTTTCCAATATTCTTCTGTTAATTCTTTATTAGCTGCTGCTTGCCATACACTATACACAACATTATCAATTATCACATTAAAATCTAGGTGATATCTATAATGAGTTGGATTGTTTTTAAAGCAATGTCTTTCTGTTAATATAGGAATTTCATCTGCTGTGTTAGCTACATATATGTCTTCTAACGGATTTGGATTTGGAATGCTCATAACCTTTAGTTTTAATATTAATTATTAATTATCTTACCTGGTAAATATACAAACAGGGTATGGCACCTCCAAATTTTTCATATGACGTTTTCATTTAATTTATATATGTATATCCCTTATCGATGGGCAAAATTTTTAAGTACTTTAGAGGTGCGGATTTATGGATTTTTAAAAAAATTGCATATATGGAAGCTATAGTGGAATTATTTGGATCTTTATGACATTATGTTTAGGATATAAGGATATACTATCGACGGGGTTATAGGTGTTTACGATCTAGTTATTAATCTAATTTCCATTTTACACGTACCCAACGCTATATGGACAACGGCGCGCGTGGTATCTTATGCATTATATATGCGGTATATATGCGGGCCGCCACACTATAGTACGCCGGTAATAGGTGGGCCGTATACCCATCCGGTACCGGCCCACTTATAATACGGGGTAATATCATGGTGTAAGATAAATCGCACCCACGGGATCCGTAGATCAGTAAGTGCTATAAGGTTATGATATATTCACCCCGCGTTTTATTGCTTGTTTTTTCACCGCATCAATCTCAGTCTCATCCGTTGCTATCTCCATGTATGTTGATGCTAACGACATAAATGCTATATTATCTATTCCTGGATTATCATATTTCACCAGCGCGCCAATGGTTCCTAGTAATGTTCCGATTTGCAATGCATACTTTACAGCGATGCGGTGCATTGATGTATCCTCTGTTGTTGTGTTATTTGATATCTCGTTCATGTTAATATATTTTTAATTGTGTCCCATAAAATACTTATTACTGTTAAGGCCATAACGCCTAATATAATTCCTATTGTTCTTATTATATAAAATAATCCCAGTAAAAACATTATTAAACAAATACCAACTCCTATACTTATCATTTGCTTATTAATTTTAATATTAATACTAGATTGAGTAATAAACTTAAATATACTATATCACTTGCCATAACCTTTATTTATTAATTATTGTTATATAATCGATCCGACATACTAAGCACTGAATTGTCCCATTCAAATTCCTTCTCACGAGCATCATCGTATTTCATTCCTTCATAAAACACAAAATAACCTCTTGTTCCTTGATAAGTCCATTTACCACCAAACATAATATTGAGCATCTTTTGGAATGTGTGCATTACGCCTTTCCAATAATCTTCATTACCATTTGAGGAATGAGCATCGTAATACTTATCTCGTGCATATGCATACTCCTCAATCAATTCATTCATGCTTAAATTTGTCATAACCTTTATTTATTTAATTAATTATCTTACCCGGTAAATATACGAACCCCATTCCGGGGAACCTAATATTTACGCAATTGTTTTTTCTCTCATTTCAAAACCATACCATACTGAACGATATAATCCGTGATACTGCTCAGTAGCATTACCAAATAATACTCCATTCACTACAGCAACAGCATGTCCTTGTACAATCAAAACAAATCTACCAATTGGGTTACATTCAATAAATGATTTTAATGTAAATCCGGTTGGTTTATAATATTTGTTATTTGTTAACATTTTCTTTTTGGCATTACCACAAACCATGTTATTAATATATGCTTTACTTGGATGCGTTCCGATGAAATGGATCCTTTTATTATTCTTAACTGTGTTAACAACGTTCTTAGCATATGCAGATGTATATGTACCTTTACGATCAACACGTTTCATTTCCTTCTTAATATAAGCATGGGCTTGATCGTATGTAATATCTAAGGCACACATGAAAGCACGAACAACACAATCGTTGCTTTCCTTATCAGCTAATTTACTTTGTTGACTTGCTATAACATTACTATCACGGAAATATTCTTTTTTGAATCGCTCCATTGTGGTAATGTTTAAATTATTATCAACTTGATTTACTTTCTCTGTGACCATCATAACCTTTATTTTTATTAACTTATCTTACCCGCAAATATACGAACCCCATATCGGGGAGCCTAATCTTTTCGCAATTATTTTTAATTAATCACATAAGCTTTATCAGCCCATGTTTTAGCATTAACGGCATTATATTGATACTGATTGTACAATGCTGTTTTATACAAGTCCTGATTAATGTCTCCAACTGTAAATTCAGCTAACATATCTTTCTCAACCCATATTTTCTTACCACTACGAGCATAAACAGTAAAGTCATGTTCCTTACCGGCAACCTCCTTAACACGAGCAATGGTGTGAACCGCTTTAATTTTATAACGACGGAGAGCATTAATAGCACTATCGGCTTCAACTACACTTGTAATTAAAAATCCAGCCTGGCATTTGGTAATAACACGGTATTTACCTTCTCCACACATATCATCACCGTGGAATTCCATTACTGTTAAATCTCTGTTTCTTTGAGCAATCACTAAATTTTTCATAACCTTTATTTTTAATTAATACCTTATCTTACCCGGTAAATATACAAACCCCATATCGGGGAACCAAATATCTCCATGAAGAGACGTGAACAATTCGCGGTTCATATATACTTTATACCTATAGGTAAAAACTAGGGTGAGCGCGGGAAAGGGGTTACACCACTCATTACCTCATATTACCCATTACACCCCGGGTTTATCACATACCATCTTACCTTACACTATTATCAATATATTTTGATATCCATATAGGGGTTGTTGGTCACACCTTACACCGTTTTATATAAACATAAAGTTAGGGTCGTAGCATTCCACGACCCTATTTCTCAATGCGTTAATAACGCTTAATTTACGTTAATAAACATATTATTTCCACGCGTACAACATCATCTTATCTAACATCGTTATTAATATTGTTTTATTTTATTCAATTGTTTTTATTCTATTCAGATGATTCACCGTTATAATATTGTTCTCATCCATTCGTTTTACCCATTTTACCCACATTCAATATCATCCTGGATTCACCACATCATCTCTTTGCTTCACCATATCCACTATTGTTTCGGTTACGAGTTTACCTTTAGTAAATCTAGATATCGAACAGAATTCAACATCAACATCATCCTTAATTGTTTTAATTAATTGGTTATACTCTTTTTTATTAGATAATGAACCACATTGAGTAGCTATACTTTGATATGTTTTTATTCGATATGCTCCATATGGTTTCTTTAACTCCTTTATCTCCCAATCACTTTCATCTAATAGATCTAATCGTTTTTCCCGATTTATAATTGTTGCTGAAAAATGATAACCACAACTCCCACAATTCACATATTCCTCTCCTGTTTTATAATAGAAATCATCCGTTGCCTCACCCTCGCAATTAGGGCAATCAATATAATTTAATACACTTCCCATAACTTATTGTTGTTCATTAATTTTTTCCTTTGTTAATTTTCCAATCCACGATCCTATCTGCCAACACCCAAAATAACATATTATTAATCTTGGTATCACTGTTACACATAATATTGCGGCAATTGCAGCCATTGATATTGCTATTGTTCTTTGTTTCATTTATTTAATTCCTCTTAATAATCCTTTTTTATATGCAACATAATCTTTTTCGATCCTATAGGGCCAAGCTAGTAAATAAGTGTTTCTTTCACTTTTTGGATAGGTGTACCATATATTTTTTAATTTCTTTTTAGTCTTCCTAGGCAATCTAAATTTTTTGTTCTTCACTTATTTAAGTCCTCATACTCTAACATGATACCTTTTCGCAACATCATATTACTTTTATATTCTGGCTCACAAGAAAATAAAATATATCCTAAGGTAATTCCCGCAAACAAATGTAGTATTGAGTAATATATTGTTTTATTCATTTATAATATTTTTTAATCGTTTAATTTCCTCAATCACATCATCACCCAATTCAATTTTGGACATCATTGTTAGATCCATTACTTGATTAGTTAGTAATTCAATTAATTCATCTTTTGCTTGTTCTTTGTTCATATTTTTCATTAGTTCTTTACGTTTTTCTGAATGTCTCCACTTACCATAGTTAGACCATTTATTCATGTTTTTTCTTTATTTTCCAACTAAAAATGTTATTAAGATATTTTTTTCTTTTAGTACAATTACATTCTTTTAAATCAAACCATTCTTTAAATCGTTCTTGTGTAACTCCAAATTTTTCTAATGTTGATTCTATAACATCTCCAAGTCCACGTGTTTCAAGTTCCTCTAATGAAGTTCTAGAACCTATTCCTTTTGCCTCTAATTCATTTATTACCTGATTAATTTCGTCTTTAATTTCTTTCATAATGAATAATTTTATATAATATTAAGTTTGTATATACGTATTTAAGTATGTGGAGTGGTCGCACAAGCTTTGATAATTTATTTTGTTGCACATTATTCTTCTTCATCACTTCCAAGCATATCACCCCACATTTCATCTGTCAATCCTGTTAGCATTAATTCTCGTTGCTCATTATTTAAATAAGGGAATGCATCTTGAATTAAAGCTCCATCTTCATAAGCTGATAAGTCAATACTTTTAACATCCATATAATGTGGATCATTTAAAATATCATTTACTTGAATTGTTACCCATTCTGAACCTGGGATAAAATTATGGATTATAAAATTATTCATGTTTGTTTTATTAAGAAATAACTGATTGGTTTGAAAATCTTTCTAGCAGTTCATCTGAGCTTAATGTTGCAAATGAAGCATCGTGTTTTTTATATAGATATTCTTTATTGTTGTAAGTATCTAATCTAAACTGAACATAACTACCTGATTCAAATTTAATTTCAATAACTTCAAATGATTTACTGTATTTTGTCCAATCACTTGTAACTGTTATTACAGCATTTGGGTATAATTTTGTATATTTTTCAATTACGCTTCGCTTTAAATTGGTTTCCCTTTGGAAATCTTTAAATAAAGTTTTCTGGTATTCATTATGTTGATTAAGTTTTTCAAGTAATGTTTTAGGTTTAATATAACGATATTGGTTTTGAACTGCTGAACATTGAACTTTATCTCCATCAAAACTAACACTAAATTTATCATTAATTAATTCGTTTGGTTTTTGATATGAATTAAATTTCTTTCCTTTTAAGAAAAGATCACCTTCAAATATTTCATAGGTTTGTTCTGTTGAAAATTGATTTTTACTCCAACTATAACCTAACGTTAATTCTCGTGTAACAATTTTTGTTTGAAATGTATTAATAAAATCCACTTCTTTAACAAAACCATTATCAGTAAGTACGGCTTCGTTTAAATTGTTTTTTCTAGATTCAAATAAAATTTGATTTTTTTGATTTTGAATAAAATCCTCAATTAATTTTTCCTGTTCAGGTGTATATAATATACCTGCAAATAAATCTAATTGATTTGGATCTTTAAAATTTTCTGTGTTTTTCATAACCTTTATTTTTTTGTTTTTATTAATTAATTATCTTACCTGATAAATATACGAACCCTATATCGGGGAGCCTAATCTTTTTGTGGAGAAATTTAATTATTTTTTGGAAGCATACTTAATGCAAACATCATTTCAGCAACTTCCGTAGGTGTGCATCTTGGCATAACATCGTGATCTTGCTCTATTATGATCCATGCTCCATCTTGAAATAACATCCATTCCTCATTATTATTCCAAGCTGCTACCTCCGCTGTTGTTTCTCCTTGATCGGAATATGTTCCTTTTCCAAATACAACAGAAATAGTATTTCCATTTCCAAATTTTATTGAAAATCTTTCTATTTCAAATTCTTTATCATTTTCTGCGTTAAATGCTTTCATATTTTTTATTAATTATCTTACCTGGTGAATATACAAACCCTTATTCGGGAAGCCTAATCTTTTTGTGGAGAAATTTAATTATTTTTTTATTGATATGAATATTTCGGCTTCAATTATGTTTTGTCCAAAATCTTGGGTTTGGATAAATTCAATTAGATTTTGATTTACTATTTGTTCTAATAATTCTAAGGCTAATTGATTTTTATTTTGGGTTAAGACATAGTTAGGATCAATGTTAAAATGTTGATTTGAAGGTTTACTTATACGTGCTCTTAGAATCCTTGTTTCAAATGGAGAATCAATAATTTCCTTTACAGGTTCAGGTTGAGGTTGAGACTTAGGGGTTAATTTAAATATTTTTTTTATCCATTTCATTTCCATAAGATTTGAATTCCCAATATCCCTACAGCCAATAATAAGCTAACTATAGTTTTTACACTTAATGGTTCTTTAAATAACCACCAACTTAACCAAGTAAACACAATTGCCCCTATACTAAACCCAAGCAAACGTGAAGGCCATAGTTGTCCATTATACGCAGAAACCATATACTTAACAGACCCCATAAATAATATCGAAATGGGAATACCCATAAGTACTACTAACCAGTAGTGGTTTTTAAACCATTCATATCTAAGAGAGCCTTGTAATTGGAAAAAAGTAAATATTTGAGCTAAAAACCCTAATAATAATCCTAAAAGCAAGGTCATATAATTAATACTCATTTTATTTATTATTATTTTTTGTTGATTGCTTTTCCTCTTTATTCCAAAAATAAATTAACCATATCATAAAAAGTATCCAAGACCCAAGTATAACGTTTGATAACATATTAATCTTCTAAGTCTAAGTTGTGTTCATTTAATATATCTCTTATAGCATCTCTTACTTTATCAGCCATGTCTTGTTCAGCTCCTGTAGCTTCTCTATTCTCAAAAGAACCATATTTTGTTGCAGTTCTAAGTAATTGATCTAATTCCCACATGGCCATTTTCCATTTGTATCCATCTAATGCTGTTCTTGCATCGTCTTGGTCTTCGTGAGAATCAAACTCTAGTATTATTTTTCCCATTTTTAGTGTTTTTTAAATTATTGTATCCAAAGACTGCTGTTTGTTTTATAATCCATTTTGTATCATTGTTAATACTTCTAATTTTTCCTTATCTGTTAGTCTAACAGGTAACTCATACTCTTTCGTATTCTCCAACCTACATTGCTCTACCTCTTCCCATAACGACTTGTCATCATAACAAATAGGTTTTCCGTCATTAGTAGTTGCTTGGTCAATTGTTCCAAGAGGGTCTCTCTCCCATAGATACCAACTAATCCAATCTGCTCCATCTTTACCATAGTACACCTCTAATAAAATGTTTATTACTGCGTTATGGTCATCTGAATAGTTTATAAGGTCTACATCTAGTACATACAATGCATGTTCCTTGTCTGATTGCTTCTTAAGTTTATTAAGGATTTCTGTGAATACTTCTAGTTTCATATTATTTTTTTATTTTCCATAACTCGTAATCACTATTTTGTGTCTTAAATTTAATATAATCATCTTGCTCCTTAACAATTTCTGTTATTGGAGTTGTTTGCCAGGTAAAGAATTGATTAAATGGAGACATAATTAATGAAAGACCAACAGCTGATTCATCGTGTTTTGCTTTAAAGCGTCTTGTAGATTTACTAAATTCAATCCACATAACTTCGGCTGAATGTTTAGTTAAACCATCTCGTTCACGAACTAATTTCCAATTAAATTCATTTTCAATTACTCCTTGCTCAACTGCAACCTTTAATACATTATCTTCTGTTAATGTCATTGGTATTTTATTTTTATATGGGGTAAATATACGAACATTATTCAGGTATTCCAAATTCTGTATATGATGTTTTTATTTCATTAGTTGATTGATCCCATTCAAATGTGAATGGTTTATTTGTATACTTGTATCTCTCGTTTAATATTGAGGCATTAAAAAAATGAGTATGGCCATTAAAGTAGTAGCCATATCCTCCGTGAACGTGACCAAACACATGAATCTTTGGTTTTAATTCATCTACTCGATAACGTAACATTTCACATCCAACTCGTATACTTTGTCCTCCCGGAATGTCTAAATATCCAAATGGTGGTCCGTGTGTTATAAGGATATCTGTATCTTTAGGTATTGCATCCCATTTTTCTTTTAATTCTTTACCATTACGTGGTAAATTAAAAGCCCAATTAAAAAAGGCAGGTTGCCAAGGTAAACCATATAATTTAACTGATGAATCATCATCTATGTCATAAATAGAATAACCTTCATCTTGAAGATAAATAAGATTTGGATAATTTTTTATAGTTAATAAACTCCAAGTAGGGTCATTTTCTAAAATACGATCGTGATTTCCGGCAATAAAAATTTTCTTATCATATCCTTTTATTGAACTGAACCAATCAAAAAAATCAGTTGCATCCGATTTATCATAACCTGAATTCATAAAGTCACCAGAATGGATCAATATGTCACCTCCAGGTAAATCTGAATTTAGATTTTGATGTTTTGTATGAGTATCTGAAATTAAGGTTATTTTCATAAGGGTTTATGTAATAAAATTTAGAATCTTGCAAAAGGATCTACTTTTAAAACTCCAGTATCTTGTTCACCACGAGATGTTAACATTTTATCTGTGGGTTTAACTTCTACTAAAATACCATTAATTTTAAATGAACCCCCTTGTTTAAGTAGTTTTTTAAATAAAATTTCATGGTTTTCTTTCCATTCTTTACTTGAGTTAATAATAGTAGCTTTATCTACTTCTACATTATCAAATTTAATTGTAATTCCTTTTCGGATTGATTGTGGTGATATCATATTTTTATATAAATAATTTAATAAAAGTAAACCAAACTAGTCCAGATAAAAATGCAACTAAACCCCAAGATAGAATTAATAACCAATTTAATCTCATTTTTGTTTGTTGTTTATATTATCCGGAAATAATATGTTTATTAATCTTGTATAATGTCTTATAGCAGGTTGGATAATTAATATACCAAGTATGCCGGCAATTATAGATACAATATCCAACTCAGCCGTTAGATAAACTGTTAATAACCTAACCCCAATAGCAACTATTATTACTGCTGCTATAGTTTTAGCTATTGACTTTATTTCAACTTCAAATTTTTCTTTATTCATATTTTATTATTTTTATTATTTATATTGCACGCCTGAGTGGATTCGAACCACTAACACTCGGATTTGGAATCCGATGCTCTACCAGTTGGAGCTACAGACGCGTATTTGAACTTGTAAAACCCACCTTGCGGCAAGGAAACTCAGTTCAATGTTTTTTGCGTAGTCAGGACAGGACTCGAACCTGTTGCTGCAAATAGTGCGTTTACCCTTACGCCACCTGACTATTTGAGGATGAGAAGTCCTCTGTGTTGTCTGTACTGTTTTCTAAATTTCATACTTAGCGTCTGTTCAGTCTTCCTTTCTCAAGGGAACAACACAATGTTTGCAGGGCACGCTTAACCTGCTGGAGCTGATATCATTATGCTCTTTAGTGTTTCCACCAACGTTTTTTTGTAGTCAGGGCCGGACTCGAACCGGATAAGCAACCTATGTTTCAAGGACTCGGGACCAATCCCTCATTACGCCCACCTGACTATATTGCTTCTTATTCTCCTACCCCTTTATTTCGAAGCCAACCTGCTTATCTTTAAATACGAGTTTCTCAAGGGTACAGGCTGTTGTTTTTATTAATTAATTATCTTACCTGGTAAATATACGAACCCTATATCGGGAAGCCTAATCTTTTTGCAGAGAAATTTAATTATTTTTTGAAAGCATGCTTCCTGCTTAGCAACCGCTTATACCTTAGGCAATCCGTTTATGAACTTTCTATCTTACCACCTTAACGTCTACCATCCCGCCACCTGACTATTTAAATATTTTTCTATATTATATTGTTCTGTTCTTTCTAAATAATGAAATTTTTTATGGCAGTTTGAACATAAAATAATACATTTTTCTATTTCTTTTAATATTTCTTCTTTTTCAATACCTATTTGGTTTATAGCTCTACCAATCTCAAATTTTTTTTCAATTGGGTTTATATGATGGAACTCTAAACATGCTATGTGATTTTCTTCACATTTAATACATTTAAGTTGCTGTTTGATTTCATTTATCCAATTTCTTCTGTCTTGAGATCTTTTACTACTTTTTTTATTAGCTTTTTCCTTATTTCCTTCATACCATTGTTTACTTCTTTCTCTAACACATAATTTGCACCATGAATTGGAACCATCTTTAGTTCTTAAAGATATACCAAATTCTATATTTTCTTTATCAATTTTACATTTACTACACTCTTTCATTTTATTATACATATTGAAAGAGGGTTCGAAAGTCGATAAAATTCGAATTATTCTTGCATTCCGTGACGGGTTCGAACCGACGCCTCTGCCGTGAAAGGGCAGCGTGTTAACCTCTTCACTAACGGAACAAAATGTAAACCCCGCTTTCCAGGATGAAAACCTGACGACCTAACCGATAGTCGATAGGACCAAATCTTTTAAATTCCGGACATTAGCAAATGGTTTCGATACATTTCATCTTCATTTTCATATGTGGCTAAACAAATAAAACAATCATCATACGACCCTTCAAACATGATTTGACCTGTTGATGATTCAATTACTTGGCATTTGTCATTAACTAGATTTACTATTTCCATTCTGTTTTGTTTTGTTTTTAAATATATTAATAAAAAATTAAGAATTCAAATAAAAGTACAAGAGTTTTAACGGGTTAGTTTATCCTTTAATTATTTCTTTTCTTCCTATGATGGAACCTTGTAATACTACCTTATCGATTCTCGAATCAATATAGGATTTTGTTTGATCAATTTCTCGATGAATTTCATCTTCTATTTTGTGATGTTCTTGATCAATTTGTTGAACTTGATTCATTAATGTTTGTTCAACCATATTAATATCACGATGGGTATCTTCAAATAATCGTTGAAAATACTCGTGTTCGTGGGATGAAAATTGATGTATTCCATCTATTTGTTTTTGTTGTTCACTTATTTTTTTCTCTAATTTGCTTATCTTAACCATACCTAGAACTAAAGCAATTAATAATAATATTGCTGCAATCGTAAGCATACCTAAAACATATGATGTAATTTCTACCATGTTTTTTTAAATTTTTATATGTCAAAGAACTCTTGTACTGTAGTTAGTGTTGGGGTTCTAACCAACTTAAAACTATTAATTATTTAAATAAAAATGCTAAAACCATAGATAAAAATAATAATATAGGAATGCCTACAATTAGTAAACCTTTCCACCATAATTGTTTAAATCTTTTCATTAATTAAATTTTTGTAAATATTTGATAAGGAATGTTTAACATTAGCTTTAATTTCTGTTTCCATTTGCTCACGTCTTTTTTCTACTTCAGCATCAAATATTTGAGCAATACGTTCATATGATCTACCAGCAATATCAATATTATAACTATAATGATGATTTACAATAGTTATTTGATGATTTTCAATAATAATAAATAATTGATTTTGGTCACTTCGGATGTATCGTTTTCCAGAAATAGGGGAAATTAGCAGGATTGTTTCTTGATTTGAAATTAAGCATTTACAAATAGAAAATACCTCAATATTAAAATTTTCTTTATTCCCTGCTCCAATATCAGGGTTCATAAGACGAGTAGCTTTGATAGCAATTCTTTGAAAAAAACGATTTATTTTATGCATTAACCTTTATTTATTTTATACGTGAATATACGAACCCCATTTCAGGGAGCCAAACTTAATCTAAAGTTTGTGGAGAAGTCCATTCAGGTTCTAAAAGTATTTGAACGATTTCATCATAAGTATACTCTATAGATTTTGTAGTTAAAGCAGCAACGGATGAAGGTTGAGGCATGTCGTATTTTACGAATGTTTGAGTTTCATCAACTGATTTACGAACTGTATCAATTGAGATTTCATAGACTTGGTTAAAGTCAATAAGTGGGAGTTCTGTAACTTCGAAAATTACAAATCGTCTGTTTTCGTATTCTTGATCTAACATAATTGTATTGTTTTTATTATAAATATTGGTTATAAACCGAATCTCGATTTTTGTGCATTGTAGTTTTGGGTTATTTCAGTTGGTGAAAGTACTCTATTATATACTTGAATAACTCCTATTAATCCAGCCATTTGTCCTATATACCAAGTCCCACCTTGTCCTGATGGTGTTGACGTATTATTTGGACCAACCGAACTACCAGCTAATACACCATCTTTATAAATTTGTCTTAATCCTGTAGAATTTTGAAATAAATAAACTAAATGACGCCATCCGGTACCTGCAATACTTGCGTAAGTACTTGTATAGGTATAATAATCATTAACCCCTCCGTTTAAATATAATAACGGTCCATTTCCATACCAATCAGAAGCAACACCATTATTTAACCCACTTATTATATATTGAGGTCCACTAGTACCTGAGTTTAGATTAACCCATGCTCCTACAGACCAAACTTGAGATAAATTTAATTGATTTAATGGATTTGGGATTGAAACATAATCATTTGTTCCATCAAATACAATAGAACCACTATTAGCAGAATTAAATGTAGGACCATTTGTTAAAGTTCCATTAAATCCATTTCCACTTAAATCATACCAAGTAGAGGCAGTTGTAGGATATGAACCAACAAATCCAGCATCTAAATTTAATACTAACCCATTAGTAACTATATTTTCATATTCAAAATTAGCAGCCATTAAATTAGTTTGAGTTCCAATCCAAGCTAAACTAGAGGATAATGAAGCTGTATTAGCCCCTGTTGCTCCTTTTGATCTAACAAATCGAATTAATTCAGCATCAGTTTGAGGAGCATATATTCTAGGATTAAAACCACTATCAGTTTCAAATACTATATATTTTCCTGATTGGGGGGTTATTCCATTGTACCAACCTGTAGTTGATGTAGGTCCAACAATGCTAGCTGTAGTTGCCCCTAAAGCGACATTACTTTTTTGGAGACTACCTGTAAGATTACCGGTTTTGTATTTTATTGCGTTAGGCATTTATTATTTTATTATAAATATATTATTTGCCTTATTTACTTTATAAATATAAGGGGGTAATAGAGATATGTTATTATAAGCGCTATAATGCGCGTTAAAAACGATTTATTCAGTGATGTCTTCAACTATTTCAGCCTCTTGAATTGTTTCACATAACCAATATTCATCATTTTTCTGTAATACATGATCAGCTCCAACATGATCTCTCCATTCTTTAAGTAAATCCATATTTACTATATCTTTAAAAGATACACTATGTGTTTTAATTCTTTTTAAAACCTTATAAGGAACTCCATTATGAAAATATATATTATACATTACTTATTATCTTCATTAAATATAAGTAAATATGTTATTTTGTACCCCATATTAAGGATACATGCTAATCCAATCCCCATTATAAATGAATTTATGTTAGTAACTTCCGCTCTTAATCCATATCCCCAACCTAACGCAATAATTAAATTACCAAATAGCATAAAGAATAGAATTGCTTGACTTGCTAATGGTGATATTTTTGGTACCATTTTTAATGCAAATCTATTAAAAGGAATTAATAAAATTAATAGAGCTAATCCGAGTAAAAAGTTCATAACTAATTGTTTATTTTGTTTGTTTATAAATTAAAGTAAAAAATCCTCTTCAAATTCTTCATATATTTTGCCTTCTTATTTTTCAATCCAACCTGTAATGATATATTTTTTATTTAACGGAATGTACGAAATGGATTTTATTACTCCAAGTTTCTTGTTTCAAAAAATGACCAATAGTTCCAAAAAATCTCTTCTGTTGTTCTTTCTACTTGAGATACTAATTTATCACTTTTATAAATCTCCATTTTCCAAACATTAGTATTGTCTTTAGAAAAACCCCACCAATAAATTGGTCCGGTTGTTAAATCTGTTGATTTTACTAATTGATTATCTTTATAAATTTTTAAATGTACTAATTCTACTTTTAGACTTGTATTTACTACACATATTAAACTATTATTATCATTAATACTTCTAACAATATCTATTTCAACCGTAAAATCACTATCTAACTCGGGGAAATTAATATCACCATAATTTGATATTCCTAACCACTTGCTTGAAAATATATCTCTTGGTCTAATAGGATGATAATATTGGGGATTTGGAAATTTAGCAGCAACAAATGCCTCTAATGAATAACCACGCTTTGGAGCAGCTGTTTGAATATAATCTTCGGGGGTGTTTATATCTTCTAATGTATTTGAAAAGAAATTAATATTACCTCCAAACATTGATGTTACGGGTACTAATGATGTATCGGAATAAGATTCAACCATAAACCACCCATCACTCTCTATAAAATTAGATTCTTCTAACTTACTTTCCAATAATTTTTGATCATTACTATTTAAAAATGTATCACATTCTACGTAAATAAAATGAGTATATTTTTTATTTTTTAATAACCATAAAGCATTTTTTAGATTCATTAAAATAGCAAATGAATGAGCTCCCAGTCTATTACCTTTGTTGGTTTGGAATCTTATTGATCCGTTATCAATGAATGTTGCTATTGAAGATGGTTCTGGAAATTTAAGTGAATGATTTTCATCGGAATAGATGGTATATTTGCTTGCTTTTTGTAAATCGTTATTGATTGGGGAATGAGATACTAAACAAATATCATATCCATAGCGTTTGAAACTCTCTATTGTTAAACTAAGTAAAGCAGTGTCTTGATGGTTTTGAGGATAACCTCCTACTATAACACATATTTCACTTTTGTTCAGCATATTCTTGAGTTTGTAACCACATATGATTTAATATAAGAATAATCTAATTGGTATTCAATTTAAAGTAAAAAATCCTCTTCAAATTCTTCACTTATATTACTAGACTTACTTTCAATCCAACCTGTAATAATATATTTTTTATTTCCTTTTCCAGGGGGGTTACCTCTATGTTTATGAGTCCAATAAGCAGGAGCTATAATTAATTTTCCAGTTTCAGGAAGTATCATTTGTTTATTATATTTAAATTCAGTTCCTCCACTATTTAAAGTATTTAAATAATATATAAAGAACAATTCTCGTTTAGATGAATTTCCTCCTTCATTTTCATGATGCCAAGCAAAATATCCTTCATCACCTATATATCTTTGGATTTGAATATGAGGATTATTATTATTTGATATAGAAAATGCACTTTGAGCTGTTCTAAATTTAGAAATATTACTATTAAAACCTTCACCAGATACTATAAAAGGATTAGAATCTAAATAATTAACTAAACTACTTAATAAATTTTCCATTAAATAATCATATACATATTTCCAATCATTATCCTCTAATTCATTATGAATCATTAAGTCAGTTGATGATTTAATATGTTTTGCTACACCACCTGCAGTCATTCCCTCAATTTTATTTTGAGATTCTTCAAATTTATCAATAATAAAAGTACATAAATCCTGAGGTAGGGTATTACGATATTCTTTAACTAGATTATCTTGAAATAGATTAGGTTCATTCATATTAAAATTGTTGTTCTATAATAATACTAAAATCTAAATTATCATTCATTTTCATAGTTTTTAAACCTGTATTAAATCGTTCACTATGTTTAAAGCAAATATAAGCATTACATTTATATTTTTCCTCAATATATTCAATATATTTTTGTAAGGGATTTAGATCTATATTTTTTCCAACTTTATTTGTATTAAAAGTAGGTAATATTAAAATGTTTTTATGGGATAAATTAAAATTTATAGATTTTATTAGATTATTAGTTTGATAAAATTCAATAAGCCAATTTCCTATTTCATTAGGAAATGCTCCCCAATTTCCACTACCTATTTCCATTTCACCAATATACTCTTCATCTCTATACCACTTTACAAGGTAACTCTGTTCACCTCTAATAGTAACTTTAGCGTTAGTATTAAAAGTAATATTAGCGTGAGAATTTTTAAGGAGTTGGACTTTCATAATTTTCTGATTTTGCTTCATAATAAGCTTTATCCCAACATTCATAAAGATCTATTCTAGGTTCTAATAGTTTTATTTCTTTATATTTTTGTAAAACTTGTTCGTAATATCCACGTTCACGAGCATGATACAGCATTTCTTCAACTCTTTCTTCTCTTGTCATTTTATATAAAATATTTAATTATAGCCTATTATGTGTAAGTTTATTAATCAAATTTTCAAGATGCATTATTGCTTCGTTATTGTTTCTATCTTCTACCATTAGAAGTATAGTCATTAATTCTCTATATAAACGCTCTTTTATTTCCGGGTTCATAGTTTAAATTTTATTAAGACCAAATACTTCATAACTTTGTGCTTCTAAATCAGCATCATAATCATCATCATCTCCTGAATACCAGTTGTCTTTAATTTCTGTTTCTTCCTCTTCTAGATCAACTTTCCAGGCAATGTCTTGGAGAAGACCAGCATTCTCAATAAGGGACCAAATACGTTCTTTCCATAAATTCATAGGAACATCATCAATAATACATTCAAAGCCTAAATTATAGGTTATTTCCCCAATTTTGTCTATAAACTTTAGTGTAAGTTGATCTAATTCACCATTAATTGGAAAGTTAGTACCATACTTGTTTGATCCATTAGTGTTGGATTCATACATTGATTTGATTGTTAACCACTCTGCGGTTAAAATTGATTTTGGTGTTTTTTTCATAACTCTTATTTTGTTTTTATATGGGTAAATATACGAACCCCATCCCAGGATTCCAAATTTTTCATATGACGTTTTTATTTTTTTATTCGATACTAAAAGCAAATGATTCCGGGTAATAACGATCATTACCTGATTCTATTTCAAATTCTAGGTGTTCTATTAATTTAATAATATGATTGTTAATAGTGATAGGGAATAAGTCTGCTAGTTCAGATTCACTAATTCCAAAATATTTGTGATTTGCACGAAAACAAAATCCATTACCATTAGGACCTATATAATCCCTTACCTCAGGGATATTTGAATAAGTAATTATTCCATCTTGGAATAACCTCTCCATACTAATATTAGCACCTTTAGTATTTAATATACTAGATAATTCAATAAATAATTTTTGATTTTCCATAACCTTTATTTTTTTCTTAAATTCCCTCTCCAGACTTTACATAAAAAACTCCTGAAATTCCACCACCATCTAATATTGCTGCTTTAATCACCTTTCCATCAGGAGATAGTTTAGCATATCCTTGGTAGCTATCCGAGCGATATAAAATCTCCCATTTATCTGTCATTTCTCTAGGAAACTTGGCATCAAGCTGCTTATATCTAGGACTAAAGCTGTCATCTTTAAACATCATCACAGTCTCAAAGTTTGGACCTAGAGCAGGCTCAACTACTTTAGTTTTCATTGCTGCATCTGAAAGGGGGCTTGATCCACCTAACATAGCATAATAGCTTTCATGAACATTATTATTCTTTGCTTTAAGAGCTGCTCTTATTTCTTCCTTAATAATTGCTTGTAATTTTGATTTTTGCATTATTCGTGTTTTTTTAATTCTGTGTATAAACCATCATATAGCTTTTTTACTCGCATAAAATCAGCATCCTCTAAAGTATCCGATAACTTGTCCATGTATTTTTTTATTTCGGGGGATGCTAATAAAGATAAAAGCTCTGAAGCCTCAGTGTTGTTTTCGTTTAACTTAGATTGTGTAGTGATTTTGTTTTCTGTTAACCACTGCATAGCGTTAAAGTTGTCTGATTTTTTCATTTTATTTATTTTATAATACCTGCTTTATATTTCATTTGGCGAATATGAGTTTCATTCATTTCCATTTTATCCGAAATATAATTTTGGAAATCTTCAATAAAATCCTTTACATTATAATTAATATATGTTTCAATTCCATTTAAACGAATATCATTATCCAAAGATTTTTTATATGCTTCAATAGCATCTTTAGGTTGATCTTTAAGTTGAGACATTGCTTGGTTTAATACTATATTTAAAACACCTCTTTTAAGCTCTGGAGTACTTTCTTTAGTAACTACTTCTTTATCATCACCAACGTGATAAGCTTCCTCCATTTCTTCTTTATCATATGTGTTATCAAAATCACCAAATAAAATATCCTGTAAAGGATCTATCATAGAACGAATACCATTATTTGTAACATTTTCCCAACCCATTGTACCATAAAAATAAGCATAATCCGCTCCATATGAATCAATTAATCCTGCTACTTCTTCGGCGGCTTGTTCTGGGTCTGATTGGTTAAGGTTTATTTTATCAGCTCTTCCTTTGTTATTAGCTTCAATTTCACCTGTTTTATCATCTATAAAACTAATATAACCTTTATTTGCAATTTGTTCAGCTTCTGAATCTGATTTATAAAAAGTGTTTAATGCTTTTCCTAAATGTTCAGGATAACCATCATAATGATTATAAGTTGTTGTTAATATTCCATTTTTGAGGTATCCAATAAGAGCTCTAGTTGCCATGTTTTATAAATTAAATATATGTTATAAATATTAAAGAGAATACTTAGATTGCCAAGTTTGAATAAAATTTTCACCTACTGCTAATTCTAAAATTATTGCAGTTTCAGGTACACCTACTAATTTATCAGCTGATATAATGTAATCAATATTTTCGTTAGCAAATATTTTCATTTTAGTTTGAGCATTTGAACGATTTGATGTTTTAAATACTAAAACTACAGGTTGCTTGTTATATGATTTATGTTTTTCAGCTTTTAAATTATTATGTTTATATCCTTTAGGATAAGTAATTTCTGATTTATATGGGTTTAGAGGATTTTTAGTAGTATCGTAGTAAAGTACAGTTTTAGTACCTAACTCAGGTTTAGTTGGTACTTCATAATACTCACGAGTAAATTTTTCGGGTTGAACCAATACTTGTTCTACAGGTCTACCTCTACGTTCTGTTTTTTCTATCATAACCTTTATTTTTTATTATTATTAATTAATTATCTTATCCGTAAATATACGAACCTTATTTCAGGGAGCCTAATTCTTTTTCTACTTCTTTAATATGTTTGCATTTTTTATCTTTAGCTCTCCAGGATCCCGGACAACTACATTTTAATTTACCCATATTTTCTCTTACTTGATAAAAACCATCTCCACTTGAGGATTCAAACATCCATTTATTTTCTTGTTTAGGTTTTTCAACTATTTTAGGTAAATTATCTATCACTCTAATATCACTTAATTCAGTTTCAGGAATACATGAAATACCTTCAGGCATTATTTTATATCTATCTCCTGTTTTTACAATAGAGATACATAAATAAGGATGTTTTGATACCTCGTATTTAAAGGATCTATGAGTACAATGTTTAATGTTATCTCTTTGGGGATAAATAGCTGATTCGCTTTTTGGAACTATTTTTACAACTTTAGTACCATTCTCATATTCTAACGTTAATTCACTTAGCATAACCTTTATTTTATGGGGTAAATATACGAAACAGATTTAGGTAAGCCAAATTTCTTTATAGATGTTTTTAACTTACTTTTAAGGGATTTGATTTCTTTTTTATGAAATACAATTCTAAAGTAAGAGATATACATAATTCTTCTAAAGCTTCCGGATCTTTTAAGGCAATTTGGATTAATAATTCATCGGGAAGAGAATTAAATATATCTACAGCATCTGCTTTGAGTTTCATCTTTGTTTTTTAGAATAGGAAGTTGGTTTATCCTTTTTACCCATTCTGTATTTAAGATTATCGATCCAAATTTTTAGGCATTCTATTTTAGCGGAATTACTTGTTTTACTCATAACTTAATTTATTTTATTTATTTATTTACCTTGACTTTTATATAACTTTCTATAATTTTTACTAGATTTTAACTTACTAGTTTTTGTTTTTGCGTGAACTCCAGTGCGTGATACTTTAGGTTTATCTGCTTTTAAAACTGTTACTTGAGACTTTGACTTTGCCATTGTTGATTAGGGTTAAAACGTTACCCTAATACATATCAGAATAATTCTTTAAGTTTTTCTTTATTAATGACATTTTTTAAAGAATTAATATAATTACTATCTTCAGCATAGTTTTGACCTAAATATAAATAATATTCTTCTTCATTATCAATATTATTTAAATATCTACAACTATAAAAAGCATAATCATAAACGGATTGATACCAATCATCATAATAGGCATGATTTAAATTAGTACCTTTAGCTGTATTGATACGAATAGTTGCTTGTTTCATTCCAAATAGATTATTATTTTCTTTAAATACTTGGCTTTTCCAATGACCTGTTTCAAGAATAGATTGGGCTATAACAATATAAGGGAATTTTATTTTTAATCTTTTTAGTTCTTCAACTAATTTTTCTTGAGTAAACTTATTTTTTTCTTGTTGTAAATCTAAAATAAGTAATTCTCTTTCAAAATTTTCTAATGTTTTTCCTTTAACAAAACATCCTCCAATAAATGAACCTATAATTAGGGTAATAATTATTCCCCAAAAAATTCTAGTTTTGCGTTTGTTTTTCTCCCACTTGAAAGTGTTAACGTTGTATTTCCAATAGATCATAACTTTTATTTTTATGGTTATGATTAAATATACGAACCCTATTTGGGTATACCAAATTTACTTTTTGGATTTTGAAATATCTTCAATTAGATTTCCTACTTCTTGATTTTTTAATTTATTTATTGTGTCGGCAATAATTTGGCATTCTTCATATTTTTCTTCTTTAATATAATATGGAAGATTTTCCTCAAGTGTTTCAAGAAAATGTTTACGTTCAATTGTAATATCATAAATAGCATCATCTTCAATACAAATTATAGAAATTACGTGAATATGTCTTTTTTTTGTAGATAAATTACTTAAAATTCCATTAACTACAGCCTCAGAAATACGAAAGTCTTTACCTTCAACCATTTCTTGAAATTCATCTGAGTTTTGGATTGTGATTTCGAGTGCCATGTTAGAATAGATTTAAAAAGTTTGGATTTATATTTTTAGATTTAAGCTTCTCTATTTTATCTTGTTCATTAATCATTTTAGTTGCTAACTTCTCTAGATGTTTACTTTTTTGGATATCAAAGTCATTCACAATAGTATCATGTTTTTTATGTTTACCTTTTTTTAATAATGGAATTATTTTCCTACCCATGATTCTAAATATTATAAATTTATAAATGACTTATATATTCACTTCCATCATCTATAGGAGTTGAATCATATAAGCCTAATTCTTTTAAGCGTTCTTGAGTATATGAATCTATTTCCCAGTCTACTTTAGATTCATTTTTAGTTAAATGATCCTCTATACCCTCTAATTGTTTTCCTGTAAATAAATCTCCCTGGTATAGGAAATAACAATTGTAACAAAGCATTTCTAGATTTTCAAGTCGATAATGTTGTTTGTTTCCATCTTTAAAATGCATTAAAAGCGGCATTTTATAGTCTAGTACGCGATGTTCATGAAAGCCACACGAATAGCATTCCTCTTTCATATAACCCTCTTGTAACAACTTATATTTAATTTTATTTGGATTAAAAGAAGATGGGTCAATTCTTCCTTCAATTAAATCTAATAAAGCAAAATCTTTTCTTGGGTTTCCATTACTTAAAAATTTTGGAATACCTTTTCCACATTGGTTTTTATGTTGTTCAAATAGATTTTCATATCCTGGTTCTGTAGCTTCATACTGTTTAGCCCATTTTTTATAATGTATATAAGAAACATTCAAATACCTAGCACTCGCTTTATTAGATTTAGTTTTAGCCATTGCGGCTCTTATCATCTCGTGATTTAAAGGTTTAGCTTTAGGCATGTTATTTCTTTTTTCTTGTTCTGTTACTATTCTTTTCTAAAGGACGAGTATTAGTATAATGAAAACTCCCACCTTGGCTTAAAAGAATTATGTGGTCTATTTCCCAATAAGTTCCATGATTATCCCAGTTCATATTTTTATCAAATTGTTGTTCTAAATATAATTTATATTCCTCAGGAGAACAACCTAATATTTCAAGCGTAGATTTTTCTTTATTTTTATATTGTGCTTTTAAAGCATGCCATATTCTAGTTCTAACTAATTGGAGTGCTTTTGATGATGGATTCTTTTTATAAAAGTTTCTAGTATATTCAAGCTTCTTTTCCATATTATCAGCATCATATTTTTTTTGATATAATGCTTTTTTTTCTTTGTATTTTTCTTGTTTAATTAAATGTTTTTGTTTAAACTGATTATCTTGGTATTTTTCACCCCAATATATTTTATCTTGTTCTTTTTTACATGATCTACAAATACCCTTAGTACCACATTTATTAATACTAGGTTTACGATACTCAGTTGAATCTTTTATTTCATTGCATCTGTTACATTTTACCATATGTTTTTATTATACATATTGGAAGGCAGCTGCAAGATATGCTTTAGGCATTATTCTTCGATTTTAATATCACTTGGAGCTGGGATATTATCATGTGAATCTTCATCTCCATTGTATTCTGTTTTAGGGGTACTTAGGGCAATTTTTCTCATTTTATTTTCAGCGGCCATATATTGTTGGTACTCATCATGTTCCATAAATATTGTTTCAACCCATGTATGGTCTCCTTCACCTTTCATTACTGTAACTGCTCCTCTTTTTTGTGTTGTTGAGCAGGGAACACAAGTTGTTGCTGTTGGAAGAATTTCTAATCTTTTTGGATTAATTTGTTCTTTACATCCTTTACAATATCTAATAATCATATTTTTATTTTTCGTTTAATTCAACTTTTTTAATTAAATCCCAAAGTTGTTCAGGAGTTTCTATTAACAATTCTTTTTGAGTACTTTCATCAAGATTATTTAATTCTATAGCTAATAATTCCCCCTCATCATTAAAACGTTCAAATAACCACCATAAAATGATACTTCCTTTCCATTCCCCATAGTGAAGAAGGATTAAATTTTCAATTATAATATAAAAAGATTCTTCATAATTAGCAATTCCCATTCCCACTTCCTCTTCCATATGGTTAGTTCTTTTCCAACACTCATCTATTTCTAAAACAATATCTAAAAAATAATCCTTTTCATTAGGCTCTGAGTTGCGGAGTTTAATGTTAAGGTTTTTGCCAAATGGATTCATATAATTACTATTTTAATTATTTTTTTGTAGAATTTTTAAAGACTTGTTCAACTTTAAATACTGTTAGGAAATCTTGTATATTCATATCTTTAATATGAGAAGCTACTAAAATAGCATCCTCTAAATTAATAGCCTCAAATTTACCGTGAGGTTCCTTAGTTTTATCGTGTTTATTATAGTATATAAATAGGCTCATATATTATTTATAATTAATAAATTTCATACTCAATTTCTGTATCTGAAAATCCCCAAGTATCTGGGTTAGTTGTTTGTTCAAACCATTCAACCCATTGCCAAGCATCATTATATGTTTGTTTTGAAGGTGAACTACCATCATTACCCATTCCCTTATGAGACATATGGTACAAAGGTAAATCATAAATATCTTTTAAATTATAACCTTTTAAAATTGCTTTTTTCTGTACATTAGTATCTTGAAAACAAGCATATAACATTTTTTCCTCAAATCCTTTAATATCTGTCCATAAATCTTTATGTGCTAATTGAAAGTCACCACAACAATTTATTAAACTGTAATGATCATTTGGTGTAACCATAGCTGGTATTCTGCGTTCTTGAGAAATAGAATCTAAAATATCTCTATATGATTTCCAATTTTCAAATCCATGTTTTTCAAGATCTTGAATTTCAAAATCTCTTCTAGATACTGTATAAAAAGTATTTTTATCTGCTTTTGATAAAAATTCATGGAATTTATCCTTATTAGGAGCTATAATATCAATAGTTGTAACAACAATCCAATCAGCATCACATCGTCTCAACATTAAATTAGACGAAATTACTTGAGTACATACTTGAGCTTTAGAATCATAGTTAGTTAACATCTTAGCAACATTTGAAGGAATAACCATATGTTTAAGTTTACCTGTTTTTGGAAATTTATCCTCAATATCCCACAATAATGGGTTTTTCCCCTCAGGTGAATTCCAATCTAAAAGAAAGACTTCATCAAAAGTATCAAGCATTGATTTTAAACATACTAAGACACGTTCATCTTCTTTATATCCATCATTTCTTACATACAATAAAGCTGCTGTTTTCATATTGTTGATACTCCAGATTTTTGAATTACTATTGTTGTACATTCTTGAGCAAATTGAATTGCTTTATCTATATTTTTAGAACGAGCATATTCTATTACTAAACCTGAAAGGAAGGTATCGCCTGCTCCAGAAACATCTTTTACAGGAACATCAACTGTAGGATAATTTTTACCCTGGTAGTCACAGCCGTATTTGCCTCTAGTTACAATTGTTTTATTATTAAGAATAGGATCATTTTTTAATATTTCTTTATTTCGTTCGTACTCATGATAATTAATTTTAATAAAATCAATATTATGAACCCAATCACCTAATATTTTCTTAGTATCTAAAAATGTAGGACAATCGAATTTTTTAGAAATAATTTCTATATCTTCTTCATCTAAAAATCCTTTACAATAATCACTTATTATTATAGCATCGTATTTTTTCCAATTTATTTTATCTAATACCTCTTGAGTAATTCTATCACACTTATCATTTTCATCTACTCGTAACAATAAATGATTATATTTAGAACAAACATATCTTATTTTATGGATTTCTTGTTTGTTAGTAATAAAATCAACTGTGTGTCCTAAAGCTTCTATGTTTTTAACTACATTTCCAGCCATTCCTGGGTTGGATGTTTCTCTTTCAGGAATAATGATAGGAACAGGTGCTTCTGGAGCTAATCTGTCTACTTTACCATATCTAAAAATATCTATACAACTATCTCCTATAACTAATATTTTCATCGTCTTAAAAATTTACGTCCTGAATTGACTTTATTTCTCCAATATTCTAACAAATCATTCATTGTTTGTTCAAATGTATATTCTGGGGCCCATCCTGTGTGGTTTATAAATTTAGATGTGTTTGGGATTTGTAAATCAGCATCGATTGGTCTTAAACGCTCAGGATCAGTTATAATCTCAATATTAGAAACTGTAGATTGACTAATTAAATAATTAAGCATATCTTCAATTTTACAAGTGTAAGTACCACCAATATTGTAATATTCTCCTCCTTGTGGATTAACAGTTACTAAAGCATGATAAGCACGAACGGCATCTCTTACATCAGCATATGTTCTTAATGAATCTAAATTACCAACATAGATTTTAGGTTCTTGTAAACCAGATTCAATCATTGCTATTTGTTTAGCAAATGTTGATTCTGAAAATACATCACCACGTCTTGGTCCTGTATGGGTAAACATACGTGTAGTCATAATATTCATTCCATACGCTTCAGCATAATATCTACCTACTAAATCTGTTCCTACTTTTGAAATGGCATAAGGAGAAGCTGGGTGGAAGGTACATTCTTCATCAATTGGTAGTTTTTCTTTAGGGACTCTACCAAATACCTCACTCGATGCACATACATGCGTTATAGCGTTTTTATATAGTGATTTACGCAATGCTTCTAATAAGTTAGCGGTTCCCAATATATTTGTTTGAAGCGTTTCTATAGGCGCGTCAAAACTTGTTTGTGGATATGATTGAGCTGCTAAATGAAACACATAATCAGGTTTAGCTTTATCAATAGCTGTCATCAATGATGCTAAATCATTTAAATCTCCATAAATAAGTTCAATACGATCCTTTTTATTAATTTCTTCTGATAAATGTTCAATGTTTTCTAGGGAATCATTCCATCTAGCTAAACCATAAATTTTCCAATCTGTATTTTCTAATAAAAAGTCGGCTAAATGTGATCCAACCATTCCTGTTATACCTGTTATAAAAGCGTTAATCATAAGTTTTCTTTATACCAATTTAAAGTTTTAATAATACCTGTATCTAAATCTGTTTCTGATTCCCATCCTAATTTTTCTTTGGCTTTGGTACAATCTAAAAACAAAGAAGTAGGGATTGTTGGTTTTGATAAGTCATGAACTACTTCTAAATTTTTACCTGAATGGGTAATAATTTTGTTAACTACATCTTTGACTTTAACTGCTTTACCTACACCTACATTGAATAATTCATATGAATTTTCTTGTTTTTTAATAGCACAATCAACAAATTTAACTAAATCTTCTACATAAAGTAAATCACGTGCTTCTTCTCCAGTTCCCCAAACATTAATTTTTCCATCAGTAGATGTCATAACTTTTGTAATAGTAGCTCCGAACATGTGTGAACGTTCTAAATCATACTTATCATAAGGTCCATACATATTTGAATGTCTCATAACAGTATGTTTAGTTTTTTTTAAACGTGAGAAAAATTCACACATTTTTTCAACATAAATTTTAGTATTACCAACTCCAAAATATGTAGGAAATAATTCATCATTTCCATTAAAATCACCTTCTGCTAATGCATTTGAAGATGGTTGATACATTACTGTACAACTTGGGAATACAAAGTGTTCGATGCTTTGTTCATAACACTCTCTTAATAGTAAACTATTCATAACAGCATTATCTGTAACATGAATGTAAGGGCGGGTCATAATATCTTTAGCACCTGAGGTTGTTGCGGCAAATTGTAAAACAATATCTACATCTTGCAATACTTGTTTTACGGTTTCGGGATTGCGTAAATCCGCTTTAACCCATTCAACTCCATCATATCCTTCAAGTGCAGGACGATTAAAATGTACTGCTCTAATATTATAATTACCTTTTTGGTGGTAAAAGTCCAACAAGTTTCTACCAATAAAACCGGTTGCTCCACAAATTAATATACGTTTCATTTAAAATATTGTTTTAGTTTGTCAAATGATGATTTATTATACTTTTCATCTAATTTAAATAAAGGATTTGGATATTCCACATTATTTTGGTAAGTATATTCACCTAATTTTGTTGTTGAGTTAAAATGTTTTTTAACTTCTTTTAATTTTACTAAACCATTAGATACAAAATCTATAACTCCATTATATTTTTTATAATCTTTATGAATAAAAAATTCAACTAAATCATTCATTAAAATATAATTAAATTTAGATTCCCCCGAAAGACCTAATGAATCAATATTGGATAATAATTTTGTAGCATGGTTAGGTTTCATAGTATTTCCTAACATCATAGGACATCTTAGGATTAAATCACTTCCATCTAATAGTGTTTCAGAAAATCTTTTAAAATGAGCATACATTGAAGGATTTTCTTGATAAACATCTACTGTTGAAATATAAACAAAATTTTTATAATTTAATTTTTTAAGACGTTGAGTAAGAAATATATTATCATCTAAATATTTTTTATAATCAGTGATATCATTTTCTTTATTAAAAGCACAATGGATTATAGTATCGTAATCCTTATCTTTAATAAGATTAAAATTATCTCTATCTAATCCTAATGAGTTAGGTAAATTTTCAAACAAATATTTACCCAACCCACTATTAATTCCAGTTATTAAAAATCTTGACATTAGTGGTGTACAAAAGCGTTATAACGTTTATCTAAAATTTCTTTATTATTTAAAAACCATTCTGTGGTATTTTTAATTCCTTTATCTAAAGAAACTGAAATGTCAAATCCATAAGATTTAGCTCGTGTCATATCAAATAAACGAATAGCATCTCCACCTGGTTTATCTGTTAACCATTTTATTTCAAGATCTTTACCTGAGTGTTTAACAACCATATCTACTACTTCTTTAATTGAATATCCTTTACCTGAACCTAGGTTAATTGGTTGAATAATTGAATTTTCAACAGCAAATAGCATACCTAAAGCAACATCATCAGCATGGATAAAATCACGAATTGTAGAACCATCCCCCCAAACTTCAAGTATATCATTTTCTTGTGCTTTACGAATAAGTGAAGGTACTACCATTGCGTTAGCAGGATTAAAATTATCATAATCACCATATACATTAGCTGGTCTTACAATTGATACTTTGTCCCAATCATATTGAATTGAATATGCTTCGGCCTGTAGTTCTCCCATACGCTTAGCCCAACCAGCAAAACGATCATTTGGTGATGGAACTGTTGACCACACACTATCTTCTACAAACACTTCAGCAGGAGCATAAACACCTACTGAACTTGTATAAAGATACCATTTTACATTAGCTCGACGAGCTGCTTCCATCATGTTTGTATTAAACTGGAGCATAGGTACCATAAAGTCAGCAGGCTGTTCGGCGCACATTTTAGGAGATCCTTTAACGCCAACAAGATTAAATACATAATCCATTCCATTACAGATATTTTCACATTGATCAAAGTAACGTAAATCTACTTTAATAAATTCAACACCTTTAGGAAGATCTGTAGGAACTGTTAAATCAGCTATTGTGATTTGGGCTTCCTTTTCTAATAGAAATTTTACTAAGGAACGTCCAATCATTCCTCCTCCACCTGTGACTAAAACTTTTTGATTTTTAAACATTATTTAATTTTTTACAAAGATTAACAATTTGTTCTTCAGTTAAATCAGTATGATTACCAACATAAAGAGCATTATCGTGAATATAATCAGCTTGAGCTAATACTCCACTTATTTTGTAAGTGAATTTTTTAAGATAAGGTTGACGTGCTTGGTTACCACCACCAGCAGTACCTAAACGATATTCAACACCTTCATTTTCTAAAACATTACAAACATCTTTAAGTTTATCACGAGTACTTCCTTGCATTACAAGAGGTAAAGCAAAATTACTACTTCCGGATGTTTTAAAACCTGTAATGAATTTGGCAGAATCAAGATTATTTAACCAAATATGTAAATTTTCGGTTCTACGTTTTATATTGTTATCAATGCGTTTCATCTGCTCAATACCGAGGACGGCGTTTAATTCACTGCTTCGCATATTAAACCCAGCTACAGCGAATGTAAACAATGGATTTAAATCAGGACACATTAGTTGATAATCACGTTGTAATTCTTGTGATGCCTCTCTAGTCATACCGTGTGAACGAAACAATTTAGCTAAATCATATAGTTTATCATCATTTACACAAATAGTACCACCTTCAATAGTAGTAATGTGGTGTCCAAAATAAAATGAAAATAATGAAATATCACCAAATGAACCTACTTTTTTATCTTTATAAGTAGCTCCATGAGCTTCACAACAATCTTCAATCAATATAATATTACGTTCTTTAGCAAACTGAATTAATTCATCACTAATACCATTAAAACCTAATGTATGAACTAATACAATGGCTTTTGTATTTGGGGTAACTGCATTTTTTATATTTTCAAAAGTGATATTAAAATCATTCATTGAAACATCTACAAATACAGGAGTCATACCTAACTGAGCTACTGAAGATATGTCTGAAACCCAACCAATTGGGGGAACGATTACTTCTCCAATACCAACTAACTCTTTAACCATTGCTATAGAAATAAAATTAGCAGATGCTCCTGAATTAACCATTACTGAGTGTTTAACTCCTAGCCATTCTGACCAAATTTTTTCAAATTCTTTTACTTTAGGTCCATTCGTAAAACGTTCACCATTTAAACAAAAATCTGCTAAAATTTCTCTATCACTTTGAGTGATATTGTCATTGATAAGAGGCCAAGTATAATTATTTGCTGCCATAAAATTCACTATGTTCGATAATTAAAAATGATTTGTCACTATTATAAGCTTTTTCAAATGCTGGAAAGATTTCTTCTGGTTCCATTAACTCGATTACTTCTACTTCGGTAAGCATTTTACGCATTGCTTCAGTATGGTTTTGAGTATGTTGAGGACCTGCACTAAAAGGTACTTTAGAACCTACAGCTACACGAATAATAACTTTAGGATTCATTTCACCTTTAGACATATCTTTTATTTTATCAAGATGGTTAACCAACTGATTAAAAGATAAAATGAAAAAATCAAATCTTGGGTAACAAGTAATTGGAACCCAACCTGTCATAGCCATACCTGTGGCCATTCCTAATTGTGTTTCTTCAAATACAGGTAATTCGATTCTTTTATCCTGAGGTACATTAGCCATTGTGTTTGAGATGGCATGTCCACTCATTCCAATAGCCTGGCCTGTAAATACGGTATCTGGTTTAGTTGCCAGATATTCCATTGCTCTAACTAATTCGTCTTTATATTTCATATTATTAAAAATTAACCCATTTGCCTGTTCCGTGGTGTGGATAAGACATTTTATATTGATAGTAAATTACATTTTCTGGAGCATCCATTCGTTTACCCCAAGCTACGTCTGTTGGTGTGTGAACACTTAAATTATTATCTTCAACTACAAACTGAAGTGGAAGATTAAAGTTTTGAGAGTATTTATATGCTTCATGGAATACTCCTGTTTCCATTGTCATATCTCCAATAAAACACCAAACACGACGAGGTGAATTAGAACGTTTCAAACCCATAGCAGCACCTAAAGATAAAGGTACAATACCTCCTACAATAGATGAAGCATAAAAATTAGGTTTTAAATTATTTGTCCCCATACTTCTACCTTCACTAATCCATTCAAACAACTTTTCAGAATCAACTCCATGTAGTAAAGCATGATAGTGATTTCTCCAAGCTGAAAAGACCCAATCATCTGGGTGGATGTATTGGAAAAGTTCAATTAATTGGTTTTCATTATTTTTAGACAAATGGACAGGTCCTTTAATTTGTCCATCTTCATAAGCATCTTTTACTCTATCTTCAAAGGCTATAAGTTCTTCAGGTGTAATTTTTACATCTTGAACTTTGGTGTAGTGTTTTGGTATATTCATATTACTAATTTAATTAAAATTGTTTGCGTTTCCAAGTTATTTATCACGTCCTTGTAAAATAGGATTATCAATAGGCCATTCAATTCCTAATTCAGGATCATTCCATTTTAAAGTAAATTGATCTTTAACATCTGGATAATCACCTGGATAAGACCATTTATAATGGAATACAGAATGATCACTCATTACACAAAATCCATTACCAAATCCTGGGGGGAGTAAAACTGATTGTCTTTTTTTATCAGTAAGCATCATACTCATCCAATTTTTGTAATTAGGAGATTCAGGTCTATTATCAACTACTACAAAGTATAATTCACCATATAAACACTCAATTAATTTCCAGGATTTGCTATCACCATGAATACCTCTCAAAACATGTTTACGAGAAGTTGATGCTTTATCGTGATTAAAATTTAATTGGGGTAAAAATTCTTCTTGTTTCCATAATGTCCATAATTCTCCTCTAAAATCATAATAAACATCATGTGTATAAACTTTTACGTCTGGGTGGGTTGTAATTTTCATAAATTATTTAATTCTATAAAACTATCAAAAAATTGACTTATGTTGTTTTCAAAAGTATCCTGCTTAGCTAATTCGTAATTATACTCTATATAAGGAAGCATTTGATTGTATATTTCAGGAGTTAAATTATTAATTATATCTAATAATTCTTCAATTGTTTTAAATCTAATAATACCTTTTTCATCATAACCAAACTCACCTATATTTGAGCATCCCCAATAAATTGGAATAGTTTTAGATAAAAATGCATCTCCTATTTTATTATACCAATTGTTGTAATTTACGTTTTCAATTACAATATTAAACATAGAATTATCAAATAATACTCTTTTTCCATAACTAATAGGATCAACACCTTGAGGAATATGAGATAAATCTTTAGAATACTCAGTATAACCTGGTCTTGTGTTTGTTTCTAAGTCATAATCTTCTAGAACATAATACCATTTTTTAGGTATATTAATTTGATTTTCTAGTTTATAAACTTGTTGTCTTAATTTATGTCCTTCAACTAAATCCTTAGTTCCACATAAGAAAGAAATATTAAACTCTTTAGAATTAATATTATTAATATAATCATTGTCTAATGATTGGCCACTGTATGTAAAACATACAGTGTTATCACACATATTTGATAACGCGTCATTCCAAGTTAATATAGCAGTAAAATGATTACTTAAATTTGATGCATGATTATGTAATCCAAAAAACTCATTAGGTTCATGCAAAAATAAAAAATTATATGGATTTAATTTTAGTTGTTCCTCATTTTCAGGTAATTTATCATACCAAAAAGTGAAAGGTTTATCCCCATATTTTTCTTTAATGAATAATAAATAAGGATCTGATTCTAAATTTCTAAAATTAGATAATATTTTCATTAATTAATTTGTTAACTTGTCTATTTAAATAATATGGTAGATTTTCTTCAAATATTTTTCTTTGTTCTATAGCGTTTGTTTTTATACTAAAATAATCTTTATGATATTTTGTAAACCCTCCGTTTTTAAAATCCCCTATAGTATATTCAAATGCTGTTTGACCTTTTAAAATATATTGTTGAAAATCTGCTCCTTTAGATTTAATCGCCTCACTAATAAGCATAGAATAATAATCCCACCCTCCATATCCTATCCATTCATCAGGAATGGGAGCAATAGTTTCATAAAATTCTTTACTATAAAAATCACACCACCAAGCCCATTTACTTTTATTAGTTTTACTTAAATAAACATCTTCGGTATCATTTTTTAAGTCATATCTAATTTTAAAAATATCTCCTTCATTCCATTTTTCATAAGGAATATTTAAATATTTTTCATTAGTAATTTCATCCCAGGTACTATCCCACATTTTATAAATTTCAGTAGTAATTACAAAATATTTATTTGGAATTTGCTTAACAGATTCAAGGAATAAAGGAATAACATACTCACTAAAATATACATCAGGACATAACCCCATGTAATAGTCTACATCTTTTTCATATGCTAATTTCTGCACATCAAAAAATCCATAGTTATCATCACCCTCATAAATTATAGGATTAACAGTATAGTCTTTAAGTAAAACTAATAAACTATTAAATTTATCTATAAAAAATTGTTTTGGTAATTTTGTATTATCCCAATCAATTAAATGATTAGAACAATTTAAAGCAGCATCTATTCTAATTTCAACATCATCTGGGGTGTGAAAAGAGGTTTTTTTAAGTTGAGTAAAAGACATAAATGCATAATCTATTTCCCAAGGCATTATATGATATGAAATTTTTATAACCATGTTTTTATTTTAATAAGATTCAATAGTTTTAAATATTTATGATTGTTTCTTTAAATAATACTTCAACTGGTTTTTTCTAACATCAATAATTTATCTCCAGGAGACCATAACGTAGTATAACAATATGATTTATATTCATAATTATTTTGGTTTAACCAACCTTCAATGTATCTGGAATCATTAGCGTGTATATCCTCAATCACATATATTCCCCCCTTTTTTAAGTGTGGATATAATACCTCAAAACTAACTTTAATGGCATCAAAAGTATGGATACCATCATCTATAATAATATCATAATTAGAACCATATTGAGTTATACAATTATTTAAATCATCTACTTTATATTGGTCGCCTGTATATATTCTAACATTAGGTTGTTCTAATTGTTTTGCCTCAGGTTGAATTTCAAAACCAATAAAATCCAAATCAGTAAAATAACTTGTCCATAGTTTAACAGACGCACCTGGGAATCTATGATCCCAAATACCAATCTCTAACATTTTAATTGGTTTGTCTCTTAATGTATCAAAATACATTTCGTATACAGAGGTATAATTATGGGCCTCTTGATGTGTTGTACCTTTATCAGTACCTAAGTGATTTGCTAATTCGGTTAATGTGTCCATTTAGGGTTGTGTTATTTAATTATTTTTCCAAAATGTATAAATTCCTTTTTCAATCTCATAATTATCCCAAACAAATCTTTCTCTTTTTGGTTGTTTTTGAGCCCATTCCCACATTTTTTCTAATCCTTCTTTTAAATTAGTTTTATGTTCAAAACCCAAAATATCAATTGATTTTTGAAAAGTTGGAACTGCTGTATGTACTTCATGTCTACCTTCTAAATAAACTTTTTCAGCACCTCCTAAAACTTCAGCAAGTATGTCTGATGCTTCATTTATAGAATACTCATAAATACCTCCTAAATTAATAATTTGTTTAGAGGCCTCAGGTCTAATAGCTGCATTCCAAAGAGGTTCTAATGAATCATCAATATAACTAAAAGCACGTTTTTGAGTACCATCTCCAAAAATAGTGATTGGTTGACCTTCCATATGGTAATACATCCAAATTCCTAATACATTACGATATTTGTCCCAAATATTTTGATTAAGACCGTATACATTATGAGGTCTAATAATACAATAATCTAATCCATGTTGTTCATTTGCAATTTCAATATCAAGTTCACAGGCTGCCTTAGCAACACCATAAGGATCAATTGGATTACGACGCATATCTTCATGGAAAATACCTCCTTCACCATGACCATATACAGCCATTGTAGAAGTGAATACTAGACGTTTAACTTCGTGATTAATACAATTATTAACTACGTTAGCTATGGGTAATAAGTTATTAGTGTAATTATAATTTCTAATAAATGGAGATAAACCCTCAGCAGCATATGCAGCAAAATGATAAACATAATCAGGTTTAAAACTATTAAATATTATATCTAAATGCTTAGAATCAGTAGCTAAATTAAGATTATGGAATTGGACTTTGGTATTAACATTTTCTTTATAACCACCTGATAAATCATCAATACCAATTACTTTGTAATTTGGTTGGTTTTCAATAATCCAGTCTGCTAAACGACTTCCTAATAGTCCTGCTACTCCTGTTATTAATACTGTTTTTACCATGATATCTCCCAATCTTTAAAATCTGCTGCTAAACAATCAATTTTATAATCTTTACGACCACCCATTATTTCTTGGATTTGGTTTTTAGCAGTATTACGAATACCATTTAACCCATGGGTTAATGCTAAAGCATTTGGTCCTGATTTTCCACTTCTAACATTTGATTCATTATGCCAAATATGTAAATTCATTTGAGATAATATTACAATTGCTCTAATTGTTTCTGCTGTAATTGGTTCTTTACTCTCGTTAAGATGTAACTGGATATCATGTACGATGTCAGATATTTCGGCGGCATATTCTGCTTTGTGTTCAGTTATAAACACTTCTTTTAACTGTGTGATACTTAATCTATCAATTAATTCACTTAATGTTGGTAGGTATTTTCTATTGCTCATAATGTATTATAATAATTGTTTTGTTTTTCTTGTCTTTCTATTGTTTTTGGATGTAATAAACAAAATTCGTCTTGTGCTGGTAAGGTACTATAAATTTTAAACCCATCCAACTTTTCGTGGACTTTATTTATCCATTTTATAGAAGGAGAATTTCTATATATTCTCCATTGGTAATCTGGAAAATTAATTCTATCATTTTCAACTCTCCACCCCCATTTTTTAATATGTTCTTCACTTATCCCACTTACTGTATTAATTCTTGGAACTACATAAACATCAACTTCTGGGTTTGTTTCTAACAGTGATGGTAGATTTTGAATTAAATCAATGTGGGGAATTTCATCAGCATCTATCTGGAATATGAAATCGCCGGTGCAGTTTGCTGTTAATAAATTTTTCCAATCTGCAAAATGTCCTTCAAAGCGGTCGCTTACCAATCGTCCTTCAACTCCTCTAATTGTATCTAAGTAAGTTAATACTTCTTGAGTACCTTTGCTTTGATCGATTAATACTACTATTTCATCCTGTAGTCTCTTATTTTTTAATAATAATGTAATGAGTCGTTGTATTTCAACAAACTCATCACATACTGTTACTGCATAACTAATTTTCATAAAATTCTATTTAGGTAATACTCCAATATACGAAAGCGCTTCTATAAAATCACGCTCAGGGAACATTTGGAGTGTAGTCATATCCATTCTCCATTCATAATATTCATCTTGTTTTCCTAAGATTGGATATTTTGTTTTTTCTTCTTCTAAAACAGGAACAGCTTTTACCGAAGCCCATCCCCAATCTTCTTTAGAAGGTCCATTAGCAAATATCATCCCTTGTTGGGGTAAATTAACTGTAGAAGGCATCCACATAATTTCATTTTCATCTTTGCTAACTAAATCTTTATAAAGTTCAGGAAGTATATTGATTTGTTCTTTATAAAAAGTTTCACCTTCTTTCATTAAAGAATTAGTTTGAAACCCACATCCATAACAAAAATATGTTTTAATATCTTGGTTCACTTCTTCTACGTAACACGCATCTGAACCACAACGAGAGCAATTAATTAAATTATCCATTTTTTATTTCAACTTTTTTAGGTAGATTAACTTTTTTAATAGTAGGGAGTTTTAAAGCAATTTCTTCTGGGAAATTAGGAAGAGATTGGGTTAAAAGAGTATTGAGTTTTTCATTCATTTTGCCCCAACTAAATTCTGTTTTACTCTTAAATGATTGACGTTTAGCTTTATCTGTATAATTTTTGTAATTTTCAAATACATCTTTTAAAAAATGTCCTACTTGACCATGATCAGCAGAAAACCATTGAGACTCAGGTAACAACCATTGATTAGCAGCACTTTGATGAACATTAGTTAATTGACCACCAATTAAATTAGTAAATTCGGGGTTAAGGAAATCTATATGTCCTGACCAAGCTGTAGTAATTAATGGTTTTTTAGTTAAAGTAAATTCAAGTAATGGTCTACCAAATCCTTCACCTTTAGTTAAGCTAATCATAGCTTTTACTTTAGAATTATTATATAATTCATTAATTTCTTCATCTGTAAATTCTCCATGGAGTAAATAAACATTTGGTAAGTTTGTAGAATTAACTGTTTTTTTAATCACTTTAATTTTCTTTAAAATTTCTTCTCTATCTACATAAGATGAACCTACTTGAGAAGTTTTAAGAATTAATGCTGGTTTTTTAGATTTATTTTTAAAAGTTTCATAAAATGCTTTAATTAATAAACCTACATTTTTTCTATCTTCTCCTATGTCTCCGTTAATCCAATGTCCTAAAAATAAATAAGCAAAATCTTCTTTAATATAACTTAAATCAATATTTTTATTAATATTTTTTTCTAATACTTTATATACATCTGTATTGGCTCCTTCAAATAGTACCTCTATTGGTTTTTCTAGTTTAATAGTTCCTTCTAGAGCATTAGTTTGTTTATTTCTTTTTTCAAATTGAGATTGTTGAAAAACATTTTTAGAATGTTCTGAGGATACAATATTAAGATTCATCCTGTTACATCCTTCAAGCCAATCTGCTGGGGCTATAGTTGTTTCTACACCTGCGGTAAAACCAATATTATATTTTCCAACAGGTTGAAATTCACTAGGAATAGTTACTTGAGCCCAAATTTCAGGCTGTTTAGGTATTTGATTATTTGGAAGAACTAAATCTAATAAAGATGTCCACTCTGGGTTATCTTGGCAAAATCCGAATGGAGTAGAACCCCATCGTTGGGATAATAATCTTACATTATATTTATCTGTTTTAATAATGGCTTTGATTAAATCTCTTGAACGAGCACCGTAGCCACTGAAGGTGTCAAAAGGGGAACTTATAATAAATAGTGGTTTCATATTAATATAACAAATTATGGTTTATAACTTTATCTTTTACTTCATTAACATTGATTAATTCATATTTTTCTCTTGGTTTCCAAGTTTTAAATAATGTATCAAAGGCTTCAATAACTCTTTGACCTTGAAGAGGTGATGTAAATCCTGCTTCATTTAAGGCCCATTCTCTACCTTTTAAACCTTTAGCTTTTCTTTCTTTTTTATCTAAAGAATAAACAGCTAATATTTGTTCAGCAGCATCTTCGGGACGACATCTATCATCCCATATATAAGGGGTTTGAGGAGAACCTTGAATAGATCGATTATTTGGGAAAACTGGAAAGGCCCATTCTCCACATTTTTTATATTTTCCAGTATTATTAGAAGGAATTTCGGGTGATGGAGTAAACCAATTACCTTCTTCATCTTCAAATTTCATTTGATCTTGCATTCCTCCTGTTACATTAGCAATAATTGGATTTCCTACTAATATTGCTTCAGTTAATGATAATCCCCACCCTTCATTAGATGTTAATAGAATTTGAGCATCAGATGAATTATATAAAAAATTCATTTCATTTGAGTTCATTATTTTATTAGTAAAAATAACATTATATTGATCTCCATTTAGAAATAATTCTTTAATAACTGGGAGGTCAGTTCCGTGATCTGTTACTAATTCAGTATGGAGTACAAGAGCACATTTTTTAGCTTTTTCTATTGGAAGTTTATCAATAAAATATTTATAAGCTAAC